CTACTTTTTTCCTTATTATATAGAAAGAAAAAGTTTTAATGAGTTTAATAATGTTTGATGATTGATAAGATATGTATATATTTGATTGATTGCTTTATGATAAAAAAAGAAAAGTTTTTTAAAAAAAGTTTATAAAGTTGTTGACAATATGATTATATCACGATATAATGTAAACAAGGTTAAGAGATGAAAGAAACGTTTCTAGCCTTTCCTTTCAAAAGAAAGGAGGTGAAGACGATGAAAAAGCTTTTCAATTGGTTTGATAAATTAGAACCAAAAGAAAAAGCCAATTTCTTAGTTAATATTATTAATTTGATAATTGCAGTTATCAATTTAATAGCTAAGATAATCGGCTAACCCATCTGGGCAAGTGAGTATCTTGCTTGCCCTATCTTTTGAAAGAATTATAACATAGAAACGAGGTGAATACAATGGAAGATAAATTTGTTTACGATAATACAAACCGTAAAAAAACGTATTTGGTACGTTTCACTGATGAAGAACATGAGGCTTTGCGTTATGAGTCTTTCAAAACTAAAAAGCCAATCAATCAGATTATTATCGAGAAACTTTTTAAAAAAGAAGAAAAATAAATGCAAGAAAGGAATTAACAAATATGTACTATCAATTAAGAAGATTTAACAATTTTGATGAATTAAGTAAATATAATAATCAATTAGCGAATGAATTAAAAAAAGATTTAGGTCAAGGAGAATGGCAGCATAGAGATTTAATTGTATTTGATACTATTAAAGATTTAATTATTTACCATTTCTTTGAAGCCAAAGCCCCATTCAATAAAGACTTAGAAATAGATATTAAAGATACAGAAACATTTATTGATTTAGAAAAAGTTGGTATGCAAATGCTAGAAAGTAAAGAAAATAATATGTACTGGCAATCATTCAATAATGATTTAGTCGCTAGTGTTAAAGGATTCTATTAATAAGGAAAAATACGAGTACGATTTTTTTAAAAAATAAAAAAATAATTTTAAAAAGTGCTTGACTTATTAAATGCACTGGCGTATAATATTAAATGTAAGGTAGTTAAACAACTTACCACAATCTCAAAGAAAGGAATGAAAAGCAAATGGAAAATAAACGCCCACGAGGTCGCCCCGCAACCGGCAGGTTGAGAGATAAGCAAATCTCTTTCATGGTAACAGAAGAAGAAAGAAACACAATTAAGGAATATGTAAAAGAACATAAAACCACAATTACTAACTTAATTTTAGAAAGAATAAGCGAAAATCAGCAATAAAAAAACTAACTATCCTACTCGCCAAAGTAAACAGATAGTTAGTTAAACGAAAATAGAAAGCAAGTGCCTTCTGTACTCTATTCTAGCAGATTGGTTACTTTCTTTCAATAATTTAGAAAGAAGGACAACAATAATGAAAATTTTTGAAATTAAAATCAACAATGAAACTACTTATACAGTAGATACTGATAAATATACAGAATTATGTAACATGCTTGATAAAATTAACGATGAAGATTATACAGAAATTAGAATTGAAATTATCAACTCTTATGCATACGTTCCACAACAATTTTCACACTATTTTAAAGATTTGTGTAACGGTCAAAATTTACTAAACTTTCTTGATAAATACATTAATTTAGAAGAAGATTTAGAACAATATTACAATGAATTAGAATACCAAGAAGAAATACCTTATTTAGATGAATTAATGGACTTTTCAGACCCTGAATATTTCTTTAACACATATTTTTCTAATCCATATGAAGCAGCAAGAGCTACACAATTCGGCAAAGTGAATTGGTTTGATGATTATATTAAATTCGATGGTTACGGTAACTTAAAATCAGTACCTTACATTAATTTTGATGATTATTCTGATGAAATTATTGAACAATGGTTGAAAGAAAACTTTGAAAGTGAGGAACAATAACATGAAAAAACTAGCATTAATTACATTAGCAACTTTAGCACTTTTAGGAACTCAATCTACTAAAGCTACAGACTTAAGCAAAGATGAGTACATTACTCAACTAGAGAATAAAATTCAACAATTAGAACAAAACCAATTCATACAACCTCAAGAATTATCAGATGACACCATTGATTATTACGCTGCTTATAATATTTTAAAAGCTTATAACGGGCTTGATTATGACGAGTCTATCACATGGACAGTGAACGACAATAGTATTACAATCGATTTGAATAACTAAAAAATAGAAAGAGGTCAATACACATGATTATTACAATTCCAGAAATTATTACATTTCAAATAAACGATGATGAAACAGAATTAACAATCAATACAATAGAAGAATTAAAAGAAATTTTAAAAAATCAGTTACATGTACAATTACTTGATGGTCATTCTTTGATTGCAAGACAGTGGTACTACTACCAACAACATATAGCACGACCAGAAGAATTATTATACTTTGTTGAAAAGTGCTTACAATTTAAAGATGATTATTATCAATTCTATAATGATTTGAAATATAAAAAAGCCGTATCATCATATTGGCAGTATAATTATTTAGATTTTAGTGACCCAAAAGCATTTTTTAGAAACAACTTTGATGACCCATACGCTTTAGCCAAAATTATTGATAAAAGTAACATTAATTGGGAACATAAATACATTTTTTACAGCAATCACAACGATTTAGAAACTACTGATATTATTCCTTGCCACAAAGAACGCCGAGAAATTGCAAAAGCGTGGATTGAAGAAAATTTTTAAATGATTGTGGCTTGTCCCCTTTCATTTATACAAAAAAAGAAATGAGGTAAAAGAAAATGGCAAAAGTAGTTTTAAATATGCGACACAAATACACAAATGGAATTAAGTACGAGTTTGTAGAAAACACGTTCCTAGATATGTTCTATCTAGTTTATAATAAAGAATATATTACAGACGAATTCCTAGAACATGAATTAAGTTACATTGTCGATATTCCACAAGATAAAGAATTGCTTGAAATTGTTGAAACTCTATCAGATGACAATCTACAGAAATTGATTGTATGGGCTTTTAGTGATGATTATGAAGTGTCTGTATCATTAAAAGAATTTTACGTATCTAGTCTATATGTTGATGACGTGAACTTGTTTGAAAATACAAACAATTGGTACTATTTTAACAATGATGACGAGGCTATAGAATGTTACTTATCGTTTGACAAATGGGATATAGATAAAATGAAAGGATTCTTTGAATACACGATTTCAAGAATAGATGAAGATAATGACGAATTTAATGTAATTTACAGAATAGAACGTATCGATACAGAAAAATAGGATTTGAGGGCGTTTCTGCCCTCTTCCTTTTAAAATATAGAAACGAGGTTAACAATATGAAAGATTTATATATTGATTTGATGTATTATTTAGAACAGAATTATCCACATGAACACGATTTAATTAAATTTGTAGAACAGGCAGACGCTGGAAATGTTCCAGAAGAAATTAAAATAGCAATTCAATTATACGACTATAACTATTTAGATATTATCGACGATTACCTGGATTGGCTAGATGGTATTGATTTCCTAGATAGACTAGAAGAAATAGCGTGAAAAAATTAGGGCTTATCTAAGCCCTTTTTGTCGTTTCCTGAATTAATCCCTAGGGTATGAAAATATAATACCCGTTCTAATTAGCGTATTTTTGCGTTTTAAGCCACTATAATTAAATTGGTGTATTTTGATATGGTGGTTTAAAAGGTGAAAATAGCCTTGTTTTTAAGCGTATAGATACATGCTTAAAAAATTGCGTTCTAAGCGTTTTTAATACGTTTAGTGTATTTTAATATAAAGAAAATTTAATGCACGTATACGCCTATTTTTGAGCATATAAAGCACGTTTTGAACACGATGTAGTACAAACGTACTTTGACAAAACGTTGATTTTATGCTATTTTTGAGGTGTTTACCCGTTCTAATGATAGGGAACGTATGTTCCGAACATTTGTTTGTTTTCATAAATTTACATTAGATTTTCATTAAATTTTCATTAAATAGCTCATAATCCGACTTTTTGCATTTTTGCTCGCCTTATGAAAAATTATCAGAAACCTGGGCGGGCTATATAGGAGTCGCAAAAAAGAAAAAGGTATATGGAAATCGAATCCGTGTATTAATATATATATTAATAATTAATAATAAAGAATCAATAATGAATCATAAATAATTTAGAATGAGATATGTTTTTAAAAGACATATCTTTTTTGTTTTGTTTAAAATTGAAAATATAAAAATGAATAACAAAAATCAAAACTTTCAAATTCAAAATCATAAAACAGTTTAACTATTTTATTATACTCTATCCTACCCAATCATAAAACAGATTAGCCTTCCCCTATAGAATCCACATATATAGAATAGCAAGCCTAGCGAATTGAATATCTATATATAAAAGGAGGTTTACACACCAACCAAAAAATGTATAAACAAAAAATGAATCACGATATATGGGAAAGAAATTTTAAAACACAATAAAATAAATTAAGGATAGAATTTTAAATGCAACAAGAAAAAATTTTTGAAAGGTATAATTGTTTGTTACGATTGATTGCTAGGCTTCCTACTCTAACTATGGAAACGTGAATCGAACACGTCAATCATGAATCATGGTATACCAATACTTCCACATAAAAAACGAAAATAGAAAAACGAATCTCAAAAACGAAAATTCAAAAACAGGGTATAAAAAACCAAAATCTGAAATGGGGTATCAAATTTTCAAATTCAAACCTAGGGGAATGATTGTATTTTGCGAAAAAATGGGGCAAATTTCAATTTTAAAACCAAAAAGGTATAAACACCTTAATACCAACCACCATTGTCTTCTGATTGAGTTTTACGGCTATGACACGCATGGCAAAGTGGCTGCCAATTCTCCTCACTCCAAAACAGAATCTTACTGCCTTTATGTGGAATAACATGGTCAACATCTGTAGCTAGTACAAACAAGTTTCTCTTTCTGCATTCCACACAAAATGGGTTAGCAGCTAGGAATCTCTTACTAGCACGACGCCATCGCCCGTCATATCCTCGTTGATGGGCATTAGGGCGATTCTCTTTAGGCGTATGTTTCTCACAGTACCGTTTTGAAATATCAATCAGTTCATTGCAACCAGGGTGTGCACATGGACGCTTAGGCATACGCTGTAAAACGTGTAGCGAATACATCTGCTGGTACAATTTCAAGACCATCATCTGGATATAACACTACATAATCTCCTAATTGAATGACAGATTCGCCATTATCATCATCGAATAATAGCCACTCGTTATTCTGTTTTGCTACTGCAAACCTATCTAAAAACCAGTTAGGCATATTGACTAGATTGCCATCAAACTGGACTGCTTGGCATTTAACCTCAACTTTATAATTCATAACTTATCTCCTTTTGTGTACGCAAAAAAAGACACCTATCAAATGATAAGTGTCTTTCTGCACAGTTTTCTATGCTAGTAGAATATCACATTTTCGATGAGAATTCTATAGGCAAGTTTCTCATCTTTTACATCGTATTGCATAATCCAGCTCGATTGGCAAACGTTTCTAACACACGGTATCTGATACGATAGATTTGTGCTGGTGAGTAACTAAATAATTTAGCCACTTGTTTCCAGTTGTATTCATCGTGATGAAAATACCGTAACTCAATAATCTTCCTAGTGTTGTCATCTAGTCCATCTAGGGTATCGTGGATAGAATCTTGCACATTCTCTAGAAAAATCAATCGTTTATCTGTCATATAACGTACTGCCAAATTCTCAACAGGCTTACCCATGATATTGGACTTACCCCCACCTACATTTTCATCAACTTCACGCACAGACAATTCTGCCCGTCTTTTAGCAATCAAGGTAGGGTATCTATGATAATCCATGAACAACCGTTCATAATAACTCAAATCATATCTACTCAACTGCATTTTCACGTACCACCACAGTTGCTTGACCCATGACTACTAATGGGTGTTCGCTTGCGGTTTCCATATCAATGAAAACCAATGCTTCCTCTACATTTGTTGTAAACTGATTATCTGTAGTCACGTACATACTACCACATTTTAATACATATTCCATCATTTATACCAGCTCCTCTAATCTATCAATTCTGAATCCACACCATGCACCATCAAAACTATCATTTGTAGTTACCACAGGTAAAGAGAAAAACCCGTGGCTTTTAATGAGTTCTAATGCTGCTTCATCTTCTTCTACATTTACGTCTTCAAACGGAACATCGTGTTCTGTTAAATATTTTTTTGTCATCTTGCACGGCATGCAATCTGGTTTACTGTATACTTTAATCATAAAATACCTCCTGTATAAAATGAGTTTGGGTCAATTGTTTCATCTGGTTCATAACTTTTAGCCGATGGAAATTCACTTATTTCATTCATCAATGTATTAAATCTATGAATAAAATCCTCACTAGCTTCTTCCCACAAACTCCATTTTAATTCGTCCATACAATACCATTTTTCGATAAACTCGAAAATCTCACTTAACAAAGCATTTGTCGGCAAATTCATTTTATGAGGAATTGCTGTGTCATAACAATTTCTTTCTGCAAAGGACATATCATTCCACTTTTTCTTAACATTGTATGTTCTTTCAAATTCATCATTGCAATGGTTGAATACATAATCCTCTTTCACGTCATTAATACTAATCATGATTCACACCTACTTACTTTCTGTAATTTTGAATGGTAGTATGCTTTCAGGCATATAGTTGATTTCATATTTGTACTGGTCAACTGCTGCCCCATCTAAATCTTCCACAACATACATATTCCAATTCGTTAATTTAACAATATGTTTTTTATATTTATCTTTATCCGTTTCTACAACTACCGTTAACGTACTCGTGGACTCTTTACTACTGGTATTATCGTAAATTGAAATTCTACCAATCACTTCAAATTCCACTTTATCTGTTCTGGTATTAATGACTGCAACCCGTCTAACAACGTTGAAATTGTCTGCTTCTTTTGAAATGTTATGGGATACTTTACCTGCTTCTGTACATGACGCAAGCAATATTGTTAGAAAGGATAACAGTATTAGTATTTTCTTATTCATTTATCCACCTCTATAAATAATTTTCGAATCTGTTTATCAAATATTTCTGCTGCATTTTCTGCGTCATCTTCATCAATAAAATAACCAAACACAACTAGATTATTAATCACGTTACTCTTCGATACAAATAAGTCATCTGTCCACGAATCATAACAAATAAAATATTTTTCTTGACTCATATCTTCCCAGTTAAATTGTTTACCCTCGTTACATTCATCACGGTAACGGTGTATTTTCGCTACCAAAGCACGGCGTTTACTTTCTAACAACGCTTCTTCACGTGTTGCAAACACATTGTTCTGATTGTACATTCCATTATCCCTGCTAGTATTGTGCCATATAGCACCCAATACGTCCCCGTCTGGATAGATGTAATAGTATTCTTCACCACATTCCATTATTCTTCCACCCACAATCTAATAATCTCATCGCCAAACAATTCAATAGCACGTTTTGCGTCTGATTCTTTTCTGAAATAGCCCAACTCGTCAAATACATTCACAAAACAATGAAAATGAGCTTCTAAAATATTCTTATCTCTATTAAAAATAATATAATATTTAGATTCAAAAATTGCTGGTTTCCAATCGCCGTTACATTTGTTTCTGAATTGCTTTAATCGTGTTAGTAAGATACGTTTATCGCGTTCTTTTTTTGCTTCTTGTGCCGTTTTAAACATATTCCCTACTTCGAAACAGTTTTCGTCATATTGACAACCTGTCCAACGGTCAAATATCAATTCGCCGTCAATATCCAAACCCCAATATTCTTCACTTTCTTCAAACGGATAACCAATCTCCGTTTTCTGTTTTTCCAATTCTAACTCTTTCTGCAACGCTACTTTTCGTTCGTCTAATTCTGTTATCTGTTTTTCTAGTTCTTCAATTCTACTCATACCAATCCACCAACTCTCTACAATCTTCAATTTCTTTTTGCGTAACAGTGCCGTCATCTACTTTTTTATTCAACGCACAGAATGTTGATAAAATATCAAATTCATCTTCTACTTCACTCGTACTGAACTTCCCAGGGAGTACACAAAAGCCAACAAAAATTTTATGACACGATGGGCACATTGAATGAACAGTCATATCCACATCGAAATAATATAATCCAATCTCGTGTGCATTGAATATCTGTTTGCAATACGGGCATTCATTCCATTCTTTCATATCCATCACTCCATTCATCGCTATATTGTTCAATCTCTTCTTCTGTCAGTACGCCATCATCTATCTTCTTGTTATAGGCGACTAACTTTTCTAAAAATGCTTTTCTAGGTTTGAAATATTCCTGGTCAATAAACTCGACAGCAGTCTTTGCAATATCTAACAGACTGTCCACAGGCGTAAGATAAAAATCAATCGTCACATCTGTATAATGTGCAAACGCCTTACGACATCTAGGACACGTTGCAAAGCCCTCCTCTAGGTAACCATCTGACGTATCATAAACATCAGTCATTGATAGTTCTTCATCACAATATGGACAGTAATCCCAATCAGACATCTTTCACGAACACCCCATTCACAACTTTACCAGTACGATTCTTAATCACGTTATACGCCACAGATAAACACTCTTCAATATCTAGCCCGCGTTGTAAACAATAACCGATTAGCACGACTAGAATATCCCCTACTGCGTCAATTTCTTCTGCACGATTGACTTCGATATACGCTTGTTTTAATTCATCAACTTCTTCTTGTAGCTTTTCTAACTGACCACTACCATCACGTTTATCTAATCCACGGTCAACAAACCATTGTTCGACTAGAGGCTTTAACGTTTTGAATAACGAATCCCCCAGTACATCTACGCCTAACACATCTTTAATCACTTGAGATAATTTTAGATTAGGACGACTGACTTCACGTTCCCAATTACACACGCTCATTGGCGAAACGTCTAACTCCATAGCCAATTCTAATTGACTCATTCCTTTTGCTTTTCTAGCTGCTTTAATTGCTTTTCCAAAACTCATTGTCTACACCTCTAACTATTATTAATCTAAACCTTGATACAAACTTTTACTTAGAAAACTTTCAACATCAACTTCGTCAACAGACATGGTCATTAATATTTCTAAAAGTTTAATTTTAGTTTCTTTACATGGTTGATAACCATATTTTGCATATTTCAACATACGTTCAAATGTATTAATTGGATATACCGTTGTATCGTCATCAATAACCAGTCTTTTCAAATGTAAATGTTCAAAAAAATCTTTATGAAATTTTACTTTATACTTAACATCTTCATCTTCTTCAACTTTGAAATACGCAATTTTGACAATAGTAAAGTCAAAATAATTTAATATTTCTTCTGGTGTACCAAAGCATTTTTTAACTAGTTCTAACAAATAATTTTTCTTTTTATCGTAAACTGCCCACACATTGTCATTTTCATAACTTTTTACCCATCGTTCTGGTGACACTTCAATTAGTGCTTCAAAATGTTTTTTAGCAACATGGTATTGTTCTTCATTCTCGAACCACATATCAATATCTTTTACTTTTTCATTTTTAAAAATATTTTTAAAACAACCACCAGCAATAAATCCTTTGTGTCCCACCATATATTCGTCTAAAAATCGTAATTGATAATAATTCAATGGACTATTTTCTATATATTCACTCATTTTCTACACCTCTATTTTCCATCTTTATTCATCAACTCCATCAACGTAAGCATAGCGTACACGGCAATATCCATGACTGTATCTTGAATGCTTTCATCTTTAACTTGTGCTTCTTTTTTCGATAAAGTTTTCAATCGTTCTACCTTATCACTCAATCGAATCACAGGGGACGTTAAACCAAACTCTTCATAGCTTTTTGAAAAACTATTCCCATAATCTGCATTCTTACGTTCATACAATTCAGTAAGCCCGTTGGCTATTTGTTTAAATGTAACCATACTAATCTCCTTTTACGATATAATTGTTTATACGTGTTTGCTGTAGTATATCTGATAACCAGTGTGGGTTAGCTGCACGTAATTGATAAATCCAGTGTGAAAAATCTATGGTAACTACAGTATCAGAAATCCACATTTCTCGAATTAAACACGATTGAATCGTACCAATTGAATTGTTTTTAATAAATGTACACTTGTACAATTCCTGTAAATCAGATTGAATCCATTCTTTCGCCGTCCAAATATCTTGCAAGCCAACTTCTTTAGCAAACTTATAATACGGAACTACAATGTTACAAACCGTATCGCCCCAATTCTGTTCAATATACTCTGCTATGTTCATTTCTTCTTCCCCATCTCTTCCACAAATTTTACTAACCAATCTTCTTGTTCACGTTCTTCTAGTGTCCATTCGCAAAAATCAACTTTAATCACTGTCCCTACCACCGTGAATGACGAAATAATCCTAACGTATTTTATCATCGTTGCAATTGACCCATTCGATTTGAACGTGGCTAGATAATGCATTAGTCTGTGCAAGTCATTTACAACATCTTCTTCCACTTTTTCTAATTGTTGAAACGGAATACCTGCCCATTCCATGTATTCTGTAATAGGGAATCTTACTTCTAGCTTATCCTTTCCTGCTATTTCTTGTAGGAACGTTCTGAATGTTTTATTTATCATTGTTCTACCTCTCTAGCAATTTCTGTACTGTGATTCCTGCTAAGTCTGCAATGTTTTTTAAACGTTCTTTGTTGGGTAAATTATTACCGTTTTCCCAATTACTTAACGCCGACACAGTTGCATGAATAATATCTGAAAATTGTTTCTGGTCCATTCCTTTTGCGAATCGAATCGCTTGGATACGTTTTCCAACTTTGTGTTTATCAATATATACTTCTGCTGGTTTACCCTCTAATTGCGATTGAATATCCTCAATAGTTTCTTTTACGTACCAAAATTCAAATGCATTTTCGTATAACAGACCTACTTTGGTATACCACGTTTCTGATTCATGATGATATTTATGTTCACAACTTAAAATACAGTTGGAATTAATATAAAATGTATCTCCACAATACACATCAGTTAACTTAATCAATTTCATTCCACTACACCTCACTTCTTCGACATCTGCCATTCACTATTAATCGCTTCTAAAATCTCTTCCACACTTTCAGTCACGTACACATGCACAGCGTTTTTAAACGAAATCACTGTATAATCCTCAGTATCCATACGGTATACTTTCAAAATCTCACTTAATCGAATCCACATATTATGACTAGCAAACTTTAAATGCACCTTGAACATGCTGCCACACTCCTTTATAAAATACTTTCTTACTACGTTTCTTTCTCACGTATCGCTTGCCATCAATCTCGACAACTTCAATCCGTTTGTAATCGTGAATCTTATCGCCACGTTCTTCATTCCACGTTCTAATCATCGCTACCCACTCCTTGCATTCTTACTGCGTCATCAATATGCTGCCATAGCATACGCATTTGTTTCTGCACAAATTTATCATCATGGTACTTATCACATATCTGCACGACTGACTGTACAATCCAATTCATGTATTCCTCTGTACCAAATCCTTTTATCCGTTCTACCTCTTTTGATTGATAAATCCAATCCACTACATCTTGATAGAACGCACGATAATCTAGGCTCATGCTAATTCCTCGATATTGATATAGATTCCAGTCTTTTCGCCCCAAAACTTTTGCACCAGTTCAGACGCCACTAAAGCGTCATCTTTCCAGAATCCCAATTCAGTCATACAATCTTTCAATAGCTTTTGTAGGTTATCCGTATCTGGCTTTGTATGCTTATACTGACCATTACGGCTACCTTTAACCATTGGGAAAATCCACTTGACTGTCAGATGAACTGGACCAGAGAAAGCATGTTTAGGAACAAACGGTGCTAAGCTAGCCATATACTTAGCCCTAGCTTCTAGCAGCTTAGGTGGTTCAAAAAAATGTGGCTTACCATTTTTGCATGTAACTTGTTTTTGCTGATGAGTAGTAGTGGGTATTTTTTTCATGGGTATAAAAAATTCAATCATGTAACACCTCAATTCCACTTGTGAACATTATCACTAATTTTAATTAATTTTCTACCAATTCCATTCGCGCTTGTCACGGGTAGATAGGACAGACCAATGTGGCTACACTTACGCCACATTGTCTGTTCCTACTCGTGACACTCTGGGACAAACTCCACCTAGAACACGACTTAGTGTTCTCCAGTGTCTGTCCATGGACAAATAGGAATTTTGTCCCTATTTGTCTGTCCAAAAACTCGGAATTTTTCCCTTGGTGTCCATTGGACAAAACGGGACATATAGGGACATTTGTCCAATTTTGACTCGGTGTCCTGTCCCTATTTGTCTGTCCAAAAATTAGGATTATTTCCGAAAAAACAAACAGGACAAAAATGTAGTTGTCCAATTTTGTCCAAAATGGACAGACTGGACATATAGGGACATTTGTCCAATTTTGTCCAGTGACATTTCATTGTTTACACTCTATAAACAAAGTCACCTTTAACGATAAACCCACCATGTTTTTCTGCTTTTCTTTTAATAGTTTTAGAAGTACGTCCAAAATACTCACATAAGTCATTTACTTTCACTGGAGATACTCCATCATCTAAAACGTTATAAGCTGTTTCAAATGACTTTTTTGCAGCTTCGTCCCTACCTTCTGAATCTTGTCGTTTGCTAGACTTATTCAAATTTTTCTTCCATGATGGGCTATTATCATCGAACTGAATATCAGATAAGATACCTGTGCCATCGACTGTATGGATTGGGTAATTAAACCACACATCTCTAGGTTTGAACTTAGCAAACTCACGTAACGTTCCATCTACACGCCATGCTGTAATGTTTTCGATTCTTGCTGTTTGCTGATTGATAAACTCATTAATTGGATACCTATCTTTGATATTAGGTACTGCCTTTTCCAAATGTTGTTTCATTTGATAAACATTATTCAAGTCATCAAGCGTCACATAATTATCATAGTATGGTTTATTCATTTGTAGGATAGCGTCCTGGACAATAGTAGCCACTTTTGCCGTTATAAGCTGTTGACGAATATCTTCTGTTAATTCTAATTCCACTAAGTCAATTAAAGCGTCTGGGTCACGGGCAAACACGCCACTACCACTAGCCCTATCCATAGACTTCTTACCACCTTGAGCACCTTTTGAATGGTGGTGGCAATAGATAACGCTTGAACCTAATTCAGTAGCTACCTTGTCAAACTGGTTTGTAAAGTGTGCCATCTGGTCAGCACTGTTTTCATCTCCAGTTAATACTTTGTAGATTGGGTCAATGATAACTGCAATGTATCCTTTGTTATGGGCACGTCTGATTAGCTTAGGTGCTAGTTTGTCCATTGGAACAGTCTTACCACGTAAATTCCATATATCAATGTTTTTCAAGTTTAACGGTTGAATCCCCAATGCTTGATACACATCTTTGAAACGGTGTAAGCAAGACGCCCTATCTAACTCAAGATTGACATACAGGACTTTACCTTTTGCACATTCCCAGCCAAACCACGGATACCCTTCTGCTATGGATATAGACATATTAATTAAGGCGAACGACTTACCAGCTTTAGATGGACCAGCAATTAACATCTTGTGACCTTGACGTAACACACCTTTAATCAATTCTGGTGCTAGTGTAGGCATATCTTCCCAACAGTCTGATAATTGTTCAGGGTCAGGTAATTCATCGTTTAAATCTTCTATATACTGATACCATTCGTCCCATGACGCATAACCAATATTTGTATCAATGATGAATTGTTTTTTATCGCCACGTATGAATCCAGGTAATCGACTCAAGCGACTAGGATTCTTGTTTTGTTCATCAACATTTAAACCATTTTTCTTACAAATCTTGTATAAATAATCGACTCTCTTCTTGTACTCTTCCTTATTAGCTGCTTCTACTCTTACGATAGCGTGGATAGACTTTGACCCACTGTATACTAGAGTAGCAATTGGCAACTGTAATTCACGCACAATCGCATTTTGTTTCTCTAAGTCCATGTTGTCAGACTCGACTAACGCGTATCTAAATTGTGCTACATTCTCGTTTTTGACACCCTTACCGTCCATAGGATTGAAACGTACCCACGCTCCTGCCTGTTCGTTATAATCTCCTAAGACTTCATTAATTTTCCCGTTACAACGTAATAGCTTATCAATCAATTCTCCAGCCGTTCTGTCATACGCACCCTTTTTAGGTAAGTATTTTTCCACTTCCCCAGTAGCTTCATCTGTTTTAGCATAGCTTTCTGTTGCGTAAGCTACTATATCGTCTGATTCAAACAACGTATCTAAATAACGGACGATTTCTTGTACAGGATTCCATTGTTCATCTGTTGGGGTTTTAAACTCTTTTCCATCAATATAAGACTTATCAATTAATTTATAATCGTTATCGTACTTAATGGAATCTTCCCAACCTAAAGCTCCTCTACCGTCATCATACGATGAAGAAGGAACATAGCCGTTTTCTAAAGCCATGTGGTAGATTGTACCTCCTGTCACTGGAGAACTTGTACCTTGAAACGTATCCCATTTTGCATAACATTCTCCAGCGTGATAACGAACATCATTACGTGACCATTCGTCCCAATCATTAGCCGTGTACCCTTCGTGTTTTAACGCCATTCCAACATTTACCCATTCTGTATAAGATAAGGAATCTGGTGGGATATAGCTTAATAATTCTAGTAAATTATTTTCTTCCAAACACTACACCCCCACAAACGTTGCCACATTAATTCCTCTAGGCAATCTCCAACCATTAGCAGCTAATCTAGCAATCATATTAGACGCTGCTTCAAACTGCCACATACCTACATCTTTAAAGCCATAGCGTTCTAATAATCGAATCTGTTTAGGTGTTGTTAATCCTAGCTGTTGACGTTTTTTCAATCTGTCTAAGATTTTGTTGGCTTTACCAGCGTTATGAACATCGTCTGGTAAAATTCCTAGTTTTTCTAATGCTTTTAATTGTTTTTGAGAAGGTGGCGCCATTTCCCAACCGAAAGACGGTACATAGTTTGTTAAATCTTCTGCATGGATACTCATTTCAAACTGTAGTGGGTCAACAAACTTACGTTTTCTCTTACGCATTTCTGCTAACTGTTCTGCCAATGCTGCTTCACGTTGTGCTATCACATCTTCTTTGGCTTTTTCCTCTAACAGTTCTAAGTCAATTTCTATTTCTGGATTTTCTTCCGTCAACTCAACCATTCTGTCGGCTACTTCTTTGGTTTCTGCCACAAGGTGTGCTGGGTGGCACAATTCATGTTTTTCAGTGTGCCATAAGAAATCTAGTAATAATAAATGGTCTTTGCCTTCTGCTAACCGTGTACCTCGTCCTACCATTTGAGAATATAAAGCACGTACTTTCGTTGGGCGTAACACGATAACACAATCAACAGTAGGGCAATCCCAACCTTCTGTCAGTAACATTGAATTGCAAAGAACGTTGTATTTTCCTTTGTCGAAATCATCTAGCACTTCTGCACGGTCCTTGGATTCTCCATTGACTTCTGCTGCTTTAAACCCTTTAGCATTTAAAATATCTCTAAACTTTTGTGACGTCTTTACTAATGGTAAAAACACGACTGTTTTCTTATTTAAACAATGTTTCAACATTTCATCTGCTATCTTTTCAAGATACGGGTCAAGTGCTGTATCAATATCGCTTGCCTTAAAATCTCCACTTTGCATTGCCACGCTAGACAAGTCTAAGTCGATTGGGATTGTGAGTGCTTTAATAGGCACTAAATATCCTGACTTGATAGCTTCTGGAAGAGTGTATTCATAAGCTAAAGAATCGAAATACGTACCTAAATTCTTCATATCTCCTCTATCTGGTGTAGCTGTAACACCTAAGACATTCGCTTCTCCAAAGTGTTCTAACACTCGTTGATAGCTATTTGAGATACAATGGTGCGCTTCATCTATGACAATCGAATCAAAATGTTTCTTGTCAAACATAGCTAATCGTTTAGGTTGTTGTAAGGTTTGTACTGACCCAACGACTACACGTTCTGGTTTTCCTAAGCTACTATTTTCTGCTTTTTCAAGAGCTGTTCTAATTCCAGTAGCTTTTAGCAACTTGTCACTAGCTTGTTCCAATAATTCTGAACGATGGGCTAGGACTAGAACACGCTCCCCTAATTTCACTCTATCTTCGATGACTTTGGAAAAAACGATGGTTTTACCACAACCTGTCGGCAAAACTAATAAGGTTTTTTTGCGTCCATTTGTCCATTCTGCTTGAACGGACTTACGTGCTTCTTCTTGATACGGACGTAACTCCATTCGATGTCATCTCCTTAAAATGCTCCATTATTATTCCACGTTACACCTTGTTGAGGTTGGTATTGTGGTTGAAATTGTTGTTGCTGTTGTTGTTGTGGCATTGGATTGTATGTTTGTTGTGGGGTTTGTTGAACTTGACCGTTTAATACTTTTGATTGGTTCACATCTTCTGGATATAGCATAGATTTCACTTCATTGTATTGGTTTCCGTTGTAAGTACGGATTCCTACTTTACACACGCCACGTGCTCCTACAATGGTTTGCCAATTCATTTTTAACGGTTCGCCTTTTTTCTTTTGACCAATCGCTGCAAAGAATGCTGATAACATACCTTCTGTAGACGAATGCAAGAATAAGTTGTGTTTTAATACTGTAGAACCTTCTGCTGCTTCGATTGCAATAGATACTGTAGCTTTATTACAAGCTGGTAATTTACCTGGATTTTGTGGGTTAGGCATGTGGCGTCCACGTTCAAAGCCTTTCACGACAAAGTTATATAACCCTTCTGGTAATAAGACGAAATCTTCTGAATCTTGTTGAATTGTATCGTCCCAACCGAATTCACGTTCTGCTTGATTGTATTGATTAAATTGTTGTGTCATAATAATTTACCTCTTTCTATATTGTTCTTGTTTGATTAATGTGAAACATAACATCTTGCCAATTTTCTATCACTGCTCCCCAATAATCATTAGGGAATTGTTCTAATGGTGTCCCTGGTGGGAAAAATCCACGCTTGATTGACAAGACATGTAACTCTTCTGCTGATACTGAATGTTGTCGCATTAAGTTTTGTAATTCTTGTGGTAAAAATGCTGGAACATTCAAAGTAGAATATTCAATAAATGGGTCAGTAGGTGTATTGCTTACTTGTTGTGGTTGAAAGATATGTGCAATAGATTGATAGTCCATTGGTAATTCTTCCGGTAATCCAAAACGATTTTTAGCGTCCCACGATGGTGTATGAGTGGTATACATCACACGTTGTCCACCTTGTGCTTTATTTTTGTTAGTTGCACTCTTCATAACAACCGTTTTATAATTGCAGAATAGTACAATATCTCCCCATTCTTTTATCAATGGTGCAGTCTGTGAAGCTGTTTTTTTTCCTAGTTTCAACTCGTATCTGTCGTATGCTCCCATTTCATCTGGTTGTTCAAATTTACGGATTTGAGCATGAGCTGTTAAAACCACATGGATTCCTAAATCCACAATTTCTTGTAATCTATTTAAAAAACGCCCAAATTCTTCACGGACATATGTGTAGCCATTACCATATCCGAAATCTTCTACACCTGTTTTATCGTATAAGGAACAAACAAATTCAGTTGCTAACGCTTCTGCCCAATCGACTGTATCAATGATGAGGGTTTTACATATAGTAGGGTTGGCTTTAATGAACGTTATCTGGTTTAGTAACATTGTCCATGAGGTAGGCTTATCCATACGTGCAACGTCCATATTGCTAGTAGAGCCTTCTGTATCAATGAACAGTGGTTCTGGGAAGTGTGCTGCTAGTGTAGACTTGCCAATACCTTCTGTTCCATAGATAATCACACGTTGTGCGCGTGCTTGTTTCCCTCGTGTGATATTCATTCACGTTCCCCCTTTCTATCTGATACGCAAACCAGTAGAGTGTTTCAATTCTGCCCCAGGCACTTCTTCTCCTGCTTTTAATAATTCTTTAATTCCAGCACGGTCAATCTTGACTGGTTGTTCAATTAAGAACTGTTTAGGAATCAATGCTTCATCGAACACTTCCACGCTAGGTGGGTTGTTTTGAATTGCAAAACTGAAAAATCCTGCTTTGAATTTTGTCTTACCTGTCAATCGCATATTGTCTTCTAGGTATAGTTTTAACGACTTGATACGATTGTCGGCTGCTTGTTTCTTTTCTTTGAATCGTTTTTCTTCTTCTTCAAACGCTTTTTTATCTGCTTCTAAGTTGCGAATCCACTTAGCAATGTTTTCTGCTTTAACCTCGATAGCTTCTTCAATGCTATCTAGCGTATCTTTCAGCGTTTCAGGTTCCAAATCCATATCTTGTACTGCTAAATAATTTTGACTTAATTCATATAGGTTCATGGTTATTCTCCTAACATATTTAAAAATGCACTCAATGCTGCTGCACGTTTTGTTTTTTCTGTCATTTCAATTTCCTGCACGTCTTCCCCGTTTAACTGTTTTAAATCATACGTTGCTTCTACCACTAAAATTTCACAATCAAACACTTTAGCCATTAATTCCACTTGTTCTCTTTGTTCCTCAAACGCTTCAAAGCTCATTGTCTTTGCGTGTTTAATTGCGTCAACGTACTCAGCTTTATAAGCTAATGTACCTTCATTGTGATAATCTGTTAAATAAGTTCCTGATTCTTGATTACGAAATACGATATATTTTTCTGTTAATTTCATGTTTTATTCCTCTACTTTCTTATAGTTATATGTTGTATATTCCTTTGGCTGTTGTTGGTGTATCTCCACGCTATATTTACCTGTGGATAACTGGACTAACTCACTAAGCACTTCTAGTGGGTCCTGATTACGTGCTTCAAAACATTCTAATAATTCTGTATCGACATCTCCATCTAGGAATACAGTCACGTTTGATTCACGTATCTTACTAATCTCAATCTTGTACATCGTTGAATAACTCCTTAGCTTGAACAACTAATTTATACATATTGTGGACGTCCCCCTGGAAAAATAATATCGTCCCAATGCACTTCCAATACTATTGAGATTTTTAACATTTCTAATTCAGTAGGTAATTCTAATCCACGTTCATAGCTAATAATTTTATCGACTGGAATACCTGTCACATTAGATAAATCCGTTCTTGTCATACGTTTATTACAACGAAAGCGATTCATTCTGTAACCAATACCTTCATATTCTTTTTC